AGCCCACTTTCCTGACTTCGTGATGTTTGAACGCACATGGAACAGAAGCGTGGCTAATCTTGAAACAGAAATCAGACTTACTGATATTGGCTGGCTTGCATGGAAATCTTTGCAACGAAACAAAATGACCACTTTGCCTTTTGAACCTGAATGGCTCAACAGTATTTTAAGTGTTGAAATTGATGACGAAACCGATGTGACAATCCCTTTGGACAGTCAAGCGCAATCGGGCGCTTAGCGTTTATATGCGTGGAGACTGGTATTCCACCTAGTCAATTACTTCTAGAAGACCCCGTGTACTTACAAGCGGTGTACGACATGATTGTTTGGCGCAATTCCCAACCATCCAAGAAGTAGTATTGTCGCATGGCTGATGTACGAAACAACATGGTGGTAGGCGTTGCCCCTGTTTTGCAAGCATTAAAACGGTTGGAGCCTGAAACATTCAAGCAAGTCAGCAAAGACATTAAGAACAAGGTTGAACCTTTGCGAGTCAATGTTGCCGATGGATTCCCCGCTAAGCCTTGGCAATCTTCTAAGGAAATCAACTGGATTAAATACGGGCGCACAACTAGAGGCAGGAAGCCTAAAGGTTCGGCTGGCGCTTCGTTCCCTAAATACGATGTGAAGAAAGCCAAAAGGGGGGTCACCGTTGTAGTCGGTGGTAGGAAAATACGCAGGACTAATTCGTACCCGATTGTCCGCATTAAACAATCAGACGCTGGTGCTTCTATTTATGACCTTGCCAAGTTGAACCGCACGGACAAGAAAGACCAGTTCGTCAAGAACCTCAATGCGACAGGTTCTCCATCACGAGTTATGTGGAAGCGGGTAAAAAGCAACATGCCATTAGTTGAAAAAGACCTTGACAAAATTATTGCTGATATACAATCACGGTTTACTGTGCAAATTGCTAATGAAACAACGAAGCGTGCTAATTCGTCTATTCAAGCAAGGTCACAGAGTCGCAACGCTTTCGGAAGGTTTGGTCTGTAATGGCAATCGTAATTCCAGTTATAAGTACATTTGATAGCAAGGGTGTAAATAAAGCCATTTCGTCTTTTAGGCAACTAGACGGAGCAGGACAGAAAAGCGCTTTCGCATTACTAAACAGCACCAAAGCAATAAATTCATTCGGCAAATCGGTTGTAAAAATCGGTGCAATTATGGGTGGCATTGGCGGGGTTGTCGGTGGCTCGCTTATCAAGGCTGCACTTGAATCACAAAAGGTCGCTAAACAGACTGAAGCAATCGTCAAAGCAACTGGTGGAGCAGCGAACCTTTCTACTCAAGAAATCTCTGAATTGGCACGAGTCATGTCTGTCAAGACGGGAGTTGATGACGAGGCAATCCAAACCTCAATGAACTTGCTTCTTACCTTCAAGCAGGTACGAAATGAAGTGGGCGCAGGAAATGATGTTTTCACACGAGCATCAGCGGCTGCTCTTGACTTAGGAAATGTATTCGGCTCTACAGACGGCGCTGCTAAACAACTCGGTAAAGCATTGTCTGACCCTGTAAAAGGTATCAGTGCATTAAGAAAAGCAGGAATTAACTTTACTGATTCCCAAAAAGAACAAATTAAAACACTTGTTGAATCAGGCCGTACTCTTGACGCACAGAAACTTATCTTGGCAGAAGTTGAATCACAGGTAGGAGGCACTGCTACTGCTACCGCTACAGACTTTGACCGAATGAAAGTAGCAGTCGGCAATGTGGCTGAAGACCTAGGGACATTGCTACTCCCTGCTTTTGAGAATGCTGCTAAGTTTGTGACCGAAAATCTTGTACCAATTTTCAAAACATTTAGTGACATTATTGGTGAAAAAGGTTTGGGTGCTGGCTTTAAGTATTTAGGTGAACAAGGGCTTCAAGCATTAGGCAAGATGAACGGCTTTGGCGATGTTGTTTATGGCATTGTCACAGGCGTTATTGCTTTAAATGTGGCGACAGGCATCTATACAGTTTCGCAAACGATTGCCACTATTGCGATGTCTGCTTTTGGTTCTGCTACTACTAAGGCTGCTATTGCTACAACTGGTTTGGCTGTTGCGATGAATGCTGCCTTCTTCGGTATTCCTGCGCTTATTGGTGCAGTGGTTGTAATTATTGCTTCGCTTGCTTTAAGGTTCAAAGGTTTTCGTGATGTTCTTGGCAAGATGATTCCCGTATTGAAGTATGTAATTAACTTCTTTCTTGATGCGTTTGTCAATCCTTTTGTTTATGGAATCAACCTGCTTATTAAGGCGTACAACGGGATTCCGTTCCTAAGCGATATACCGTTATTGACTAATCTTGAGATTGGTTCTAAAAAAGCAAAAACAGAAGTGCAGTCTCTTAGTGACGAACTAACCAAGTTGAAGCCAAAACTAAAATTAACTGCTGGTGCTGTTCTGCCTAAGCCAAAGACGACAAAGACAACTGGTGGCGGTGGCGATACAACAATAGACAAAGCCAAGACGGCATTAGAGAAATACACTTCTGCTCTTAAACTATTCGGTTCGGAAACTAAAGCCTATAAAGATGCAGTAAAAGGTGTGGCTACAGCAAATGAATCATTGACGTCTGCTACTGACAAGTTGCGTGAAGCGCAAGACAAGTTTAACAAGATAAGCAAAGGTTATGGAGCAGGAAGTAAAGAGGCTGCTGTTGCTACTCGTGACCTAGCCGATGCAAACCGCTCCGCTGTTCGTGCCACATTGTCGTTGCGTGATGCAACCCGAAGTGTTGCGGATGCACAAAAGGAACTAGACGACCTAAAGTCAGGCAAAGCCGTAACTGAAGCCGAAGGGGAACTGGCTTCCGCCACGCAGAAAGTTGCTAATGCACAAGCCGAAGTTGTCCGTGCTAGAAAGTCAATGCGTACTTCTGCAATTGTCCGAGCAGAACAAGCACTTGAAAAAGCCTTAGACGAACAAGGCACTGCACAAGAAAAAGTAAATGACGCAAGAGCGTTAGCCACACCCGAGGCAATACAGACAGCCGAAGAAAAACTTACTACTGCAATCCTTGACCAAGAAGATGCACAGATTGCCTTGAAAGACGCACAACAGGCCGTTCTTGACAAACAAAAAGAACTTAACGAAATAGTCAATGGCGCTGCTACTGATTCAGAAAAATACAAAGATGCACAGAAAGAATTAACTGATGCACAGAAAGCGGAGCGTGACGCAACTGATGACCTCGCAGATGCGTATGACCGTCAGGCTGAATCGGCACGACTGTTAAAGAAAGCCAAAGACGATTTGGCTGTTGCTGCTCGTGCCACGACAAGCAAGCAAGAAAGAGATGCACAAATCGCAACAGGCATCAACCCTGATACTGGTTTGTTATTTACAGCCGGCAGTGGTGGTGGCAGTGCTAGCAGTGGCAACGGGTTTAGTGGTGGCATGATGGTTTTGCCAAGTATTGACTTTTCTAATCTTGACTTTTCAGGTATCGACTTTTCAGGTATTGATTTCAGCAACATCTTTGCAGGGCCATTTATGGCTAACGGGGGCGTGGTAAATAAGCCAACCCTCGCAATGATTGGTGAGTCTGGTAGCGAAGCAGTTGTTCCTCTTGACAGGTTGAATACAGGTGGCGATGTATACAACATCACTATTAACAGCAAGATTGCAGATAATACATTGCCTGATTTGTTGGTTGCCGAACTCCGCAAGTTCAACAGACGCTCAGGTGCAATAGATATTCAGGTTAGTTAAATGGCTGGGTTAAACGACATCGGCACATACAAGGTGGAACTTGACGCTGGTTTCTACCAAGATGTTTTCACACTTGACGATGAGGTGCTTGGCATCCTTGACACCGATTTTTTAGACGGCTCTACAACATTCATTGATGTGACAGAGTATGTGCTTAATGTCAGCATCAAGCGGGGGCGTAGTAGCCAAGATGCACAGTTCGGTGCTGGCACTTGCAGTATTACTATTGACGACTTAAAAGGTCAAGACAAGTTTAGCGTTGCCAATAGCGCAAGCCCCTACTGGAATGTTGAAAGAGGCAGACTTGGTTTTGAACCTCGCCGTGCTGTACGCATATCACGCAATGATGAGTTTATGTTCGTTGGCTTAATTATCCAATACAACACAGAGTTCAGCATGGATTACCACAACTTGATATTTGTTGAAGCCGTTGATGCATTTCTAAACCTAACCACAACTGTTATCAACGACCTAACCCCACCTGCAGAACTATCAGGTGCAAGGGTAGACAGGATTTTAGGCTTACCCGAAGTAAGTTTTCCGCCAACCCCTGCACCAGTTATCGCTACTGGAGTTGCCAACCTTGCTAGTCTTCCAATTGCTTCTCAAACACCGCTTGCATATTTCAACGACCTTATTGCAAATGCCGAACAGGGCAGAATGTATATAAACCGTGAAGGTGTTTTTTATTGGGAGTCACGGACACCAAACTCAACAGAAGCCTCACCTTCTATTATCTTTGGTGATGACCCACTAGAGGCATCACAGATACCATACGAAACTCTTGAAGTAATTTATGAATAGGCATCAACATGGCTGAGGCTGTAGCCCGTAAAAGTTCAATTCGCCCTGACAGCATCATTAACGAAGTAACTATCGTTATTGCGGTTAATCCTGTTGTGCCAGCGCCAGTTGAACAGGTCGTGATTGCCCCTGAATCTCAAACAAACTACGGGGTTCAAAGCATCGTTATCCAAGACGCACCCTTAGCCACTGATGCTGACGCTGCTATCTTGGCTGACTATTTTATTAGAAGTGAACCTAACTTTTGGTATACAGGGCTATCTATAAATATGCACGCATTGACATCACCCGAAAGAGACTCGGTATCCACGCTTGATATCGGTGACTTTGTTGCTGTGGTCAAAACTTTCAAATTTGGCACACCTTCTGTGGTGCAGAAAAACCTTTTCGTTGAAGGCATTAACCATAGAATTACTAGCACCACTCATCACATTGACTTGTATTTCTCCCCTGTCGGCTTCTCACAGCCTTGGAATGCGGTAACGCCAACCCTTGCTTGGGATACCGTACCTTCAGGTCTAACATGGAGTAATCTAATTTGGACAATTCTGTAAGGAACATATGGCTGGTACAACAACAAACTTTGCAATTCCATACCCAACCGCTACTGATTATGTAACCGATGGTGCAACCGCCATGAAGTCTATTGCTGACCAAGTAGATGCTGTTTTGTTCACTGGTTCTTCTTCAGGCAATCTGCTTATCAATGGTGCTATGCAGGTCACACAGCGTTCAGCAGTTGGTACAGCAGTTACAGGCATCACAACAAGTGGTTATTACACAGCAGACCGTTTTCAGACACTCATTAACACGCTTGGTACTTGGTCACAAACCACTATTGCTGATGCACCTACTGGTTCAGGGTTTCGCAACTGCGTTAAACTTGATTGCACAACAGCAGATGCGTCACCTGCTGCTGGCGATTATCTTATTTTTAGACAACAAATAGAGGGACAAAACTTACAAGCAATTCGTAAAGGTACAGCATCGGCACAAACCCTTACATTGTCTTTTTGGGTAAAGTCTTTTCAAACAGGAACATTTATTGTAGAACTAGAAGATTCAGATAACAATAGAGGTTGTAGCAAATCTTACACAGTCAATGTTTCTAATGTTTGGGAATACAAAACTGTTACATATCCTGCCGATGTAACAGGCGTATTTGACAATGATGCAAACTCGTCTTGTGCAGTTAATTTTTGGTTAGGTGCAGGGACTACTTACACATCAGGCACGCTTGCTACAACATGGGGAACACTTACAAGTGCTAACAGGGCTGTTGGGCAAATCAATGTTGCATCAGCAACAACAGGTGAATGGTTTATGACTGGCGCACAATTAACTGTTGGTTCTGTTGCTACACCATTTGAATTTAAATCTTTTGCTGATGACCTGCGTGACTGCCAACGGTACTTTCAAAGATTGCTGAATGGTGCTGACAATACAAACGAAATTGTATTGAATGTGCAGGCAACAGGTGCCACTGGTGGTTATGGTTTTAAGGCTTTACTTATGATTATGAGAACTTCACCAACTATTACTAGCACAGCAGCCAGTCAGTATCTAGCCAAATCAAGTGGTGGCACTAATATAACTATGAACGCAATGACTTTTGATGTGATAACCCCACGCAATTTTCTTGTAACTATCGGGGTAGCAAGTGGCTTGGTTGCTGGTAATGCTTCTTTAATACTTGCAGCCAGTGCAAGTGCAACAATTGATGCAAGTGCGGAGTTTTCTTAAAGATGTATCAAATAGCAAAGACTCTTTTTGGTGGTGAAATGGTTGTTCGCATTGCTGATAATGCGTGGATACCAATGGTTGAAGGCAATACTGATTATGCAAATTATCTTGCGTGGGTTGCTGAAGGTAACACAGCAGAAGAATGGACAGGTAACTAATGGCTGGTTTAGGTGCAAGGCTTTTCCCTGCGTTTAGCAAATTAACTTCGGCTCAGGTGCAGGGCTATCTCGCTGACCAAGCGATTATGCGGTTCGCTTCAGCAGCAGCCCGTGATGCAGCGTTTGGTGGTGCAGGTGAACCAACACTTGCGGAAGGTATGACCTGTTATCTAGATGATACGAATGTGTTGCAGTCATACACAGGTTCAGCATGGGTAACGCTTACAAGTTCTATTAACCCACCTGCCCTTGAACTTGTATCGGGCGTTACTTGTTCATCAGGTGGAACAGCAGCCAATGGTATTGTAACTATTGGAACTGCAGTATCAAGCGTCACCGTTACAGATGCATTTAGTGCGACATACGATAATTACAAAATCATTATTAGTGGTGGAACAGGAAGTGCAAACTCAGAAATAAATATGCGTTTGGGTAGTGTTACTAGTGGTTATTACAGTAGTTACATATTTACTTCGTGGAATAATACTGTTTCTGCTGATAGTTCTAAAATTGCAATTCGCTTTCAATATGTCGGTGGTATGGGCACTGATGGAATACAAGCCAACATTGAAGTTAATTCCCCGTTTCTCGCAAAAAATAC